TGTCGTCTTTGTAAAAGCCGGATCTCATGTCTCTTCTTGCTGTAGACATTCCACCACCTCTCATAGGTTTACGAGAGTTAGCGACTTGTTTGTTAAATCTAGGGTTTGCCATTATTTTTTTCCTCCATTCCTAAATATCTGTGTTCCCTTGATACCAAAAATACTCGCCACGACAAGGATCCACAGGTTTGTAAACCATGACGGTAGTGTTGAAAAGTATTCGAAGAAAAGTTTTACCTTTTCCATCGCCGCCGGATCATCCGACATCACCGCCCACATCAACACAATTATGGGCGCCGAAATAATTACAAGAACAAATTCATCCTTGTAGTCGTTTTGCCTCGCTTCAAGAAGTTTACCTTGGTAAGCTTCCTCACCACGGGCCATTTTCTCTGCATGCATAAGCTGTGCGTCTGACATAGCCATTTTTGTCTTTTGACGATTGGCATATATCTTACCACCAGCTTGTAAAGCAATTTTTACTAAACTAAACCAAGCCATATTAGTACCAAGTTGCAGTTTTGCTTTTATCTCTCAACATTCGCTTCGTGCCTCTTACTTGCACTTCCTCACCAACACCAATTTTGTTTTCAGGCGCATCTTGGTTAGTGATAATCTCGGATCTAGGATCTTTTTTTGTCTTCATTTCCTCAGATGCCAAGTTTTTTATTTTATCGAGTCTTTGCATATGTCCTCCTTAGTTAATACTACCTATTTTTTCTTAAAGTTTCTACCAAAATCGTGAATTTTGCTTCTGTTAGCCATTTCTTGCTTTGTTAAAGACGTGGCTGCACGTAATTCTGCTAATTCTTCGTTTTGTTCAAGCTTTTCGTCCTTGTTCATTTGGTTCATCATCGCTTTCATACGATCAAGATTAATTTTTTCTTGTGCTTGTTGTGCTTTTGTGAAGTCATCACGAGCTCTGATGTCTAATTCTCTAGATTTTAGCTTCGCAATAGGGTCATTTGCAAAATCACCAAGTAATATTTTTTCTTCTTTAGCAAAATCTTCAAACATTTCTGCAATTAACACAGATTTTCTAGCTTCGATCTGCATATTTATGCTCATCGCTTGTTGTTGCATCTCAGGATTCTGCATTGCAGCAGGATTTTGTGACATCATTTGTAATTGTCTAATCTGTTCTTGGAATTCCATCTCAACTTGTTCCAATGCCATCAAAGAAATGTGCTCAAAAATGTTTTTTTGCATAGCAGCTGTAATTATAGGGTTACCTCTTGCCATAGAAGTTGTCATAAAATTTAAATGCGCTGTAATATGTGCTTTATGATCTTGACCTTTGAACGCTTGAAAAGGTTTTCCTGATAAAGATAAGATAGCTTCAACACTTGGATCTACAGGTTGAGGCTGTGGTTGTGGTTTTAAAATAAGATCTATGTTCTTAACACCTAATGCTTCATACATTGCACGATATGCATTGTATAAATTATGCATCTGTGGGTTTGATTGTGCTAATTGTAACTCAGCTTGAGCCATAGATATTCTTTGAGTTTGAGAAAATATATTTGGATCAGCGATTGGAAGTATATCTACCTTATCATCGAAGTCTTGTTGTTTAATCATTCTCTGACCACCAACAACATCATACGGATATTCGTTTGGTAAATATAATTTAAATACACGAGCTAGAAGTTTGAACTCTTGTTTCAAACTTACATAGATTCTTTTGTGTATTGCAGACATTGTTCTGCTACCTCTTTCCAACAGCGCTACGGTCGTACCCACTGCCGCTTGTTGGTTCCCATCACCTACTTGCATATCAGCGATCGATGCAAATCTTTGACCTGCTGATACTACGACCCCCATTAGTTGTAGAAGTGTTTGCGATGGTTCTTTAAATGGCAAAGCCATAAAAGCATCTTTGATGTTACCACCTGGTGCATCCACGTCTCTAAATTCGCCTGGTTGAATCGCTTGGGCATCGTCTCTCATTCTAATGCCACGCATTTTAAATCCTGCCGGTAGATTGGAGAGTGTACCGGCATCTAACAATGATCTTAGGGCAGATGTTGCAGTTCTAGATAAACCGCCGATCATGTGTATTAAACCAAAACCATAAAAGCCAAGTCCTGGTAAAAATCTAAAATGTACAAAGTAAGTTATCTTTTCTTTTTGAGGATCATCAATTGCATAGTTTCTTCTGATTGATAAAATTGTCCGTGTTCCTTCTTCCAATGTTACAATGTATGGAAGCTTGATACCTGTTGGTTGACCGTCAGCAGATCTATCTTCAAATCCTTCAAGGTCAAGATTTACGTGACACTCTAACAAAGTAAAAACATCTTCGTTAATAGTTTTCTTAACCCCCTCGAGTTCTCTTTCTTTTTTCTCTAACGCAGTTTCGTTGTCCTGTGGTCGACCTAAATCTACGTCTCTGTAGAAACCTGATACTTGTTGTTTTCTTAAATCGTTTTCTGATTTTTTAATTACATGAATAATTGCCTCTGCATCTTCGAGAGAGGTTGCAGAATAAGGGACCACGAGATCTTCTGCCGGTACAAATTTAGAAACAGCTCTTTGTAATAAATCATCGTAATAAACTTTTTTAAACGCAGATCCCGATAATGGTAAATAAAATAACATCTGATCAAACTCAGGTTCATACTCTTTCATTTGATCCATAAGCTGATAGTTCATAAATTCTTTTACTCTTTTAGACTGTTGTTCTTTTTGCGGAGTTGGTGCGCCAATAATCTGTGTTCTTACAGGTCCGTCGGCCGGTAACAATTCTTTGTAAGCCAACGCTTGGAATTGCGTGACTGCTTCTGCGAGTACAGGATGTGTTGCGCCTGCTGCGCCTTGAAACGGTTCTGTCCGTTGTTCGTATTTAAATCCTAAAAGATCTAGACCCTGTATGTAAGAGTGCTCCCATTCTTTTCGTGATGTTTTATAATCTTGATAGTTTTGACTTAACGTTGAACCAAGAGGACCTAAAATTTCCTCCGGTAGTAACTCAGCGAGATTATCAAAATGACCTTCTCCCTGTGGTTGACTAAAGGCTCCTGGTTCAAAGTTAACTTCTACACCTCCGTCATCTGTAGGTGTAATTTCCGTGTCGCCTTGACTTGGAATGGATTCTTGAATTTCTTCTGTGATCTCGACCTCTTTTTCAGGTCCCTCGATCTCAATAGTTTTTTTAACTTCGTTTGGAAGTGATTTGTCGATGTCTGCCATTTATGTTCTCCAATCTTTCTTGTTTACCTTGTTTTGTCTCCTTAATCAAGCCTCGTGGATCTGGGCCAGACAGAGGGGGTATCTCTTTCCATTTAACATGCTTCATATTCTTTACAAGGGTAGGATTTTTCATCTACCAATAATAACTCTTTTTACCACGAGGTAAAGAGGGTTCTACAACATCTTCGGGGTGAGTTATCAGTCCTCCTTGCCTATATCTCAATAAAGCTTGAGTCATAGAATCCACTAAGTCGTCGTTTTCTCCATATGGAAAAGCAGCTACCTCTTCTATCATTTCTTCAGCATACTCTCGGTCTAGAGGTGCATAGATCTTACCGGACTCAAATAAAGGTGCTACAGCATTTATTCTTGCATGTTTATCTTGTCCTTTACTTGGAACAAAATTAACCACAGGTATGTCCATGTTCCTTAATTCATGTGTCAGGGGTAAACCTGATGCTTTACCTTCAATGATAACTGTTTCAGGTTTCCAATAATCATATTGTTCTTTGGCCACGCGTCTTAGTTCAGGAAACTCCACTCGACCTTTCCACGAATCAAGGAGTATCAAACATTCTTGTGAGTCTTCGTTTTCTCTAAATACGCCCCATGTTGTAATTGCAGAAAAGTCAGCAGTCTCTTTTTTTAAAAATGCTGTGTCGTAAGATTGTATGCAATGATAAACTTGAGGTAATTCATCCTTATCCCAATCTTGCCACCACTCACGTTTTATAATTGCACCTTCTTCTGATGTTGGGTTTTGTTGATACTGTGCATTAAATTTATTTACACCTGCAGAAGCTTTCGCTGTTTCTAAATCTTCTAACTTCCAATATTCAGGCCATACGGGTTTTCCGTTTGGTAAAATTGCAGGAAACTCTATGACTTCCCATTGATCTGCATTTTCATCTGCTTGTGCATTTACTAATCTTGCAGTCAAATCTTTAGTTGACCAACGTGTCATGACAACAACAATACGACCACCTGGTTGCAAACGTTGTCGTGGTCCTGATGTATACCATTCGTAAGCAGTATCAAAAGCTGTGGTCTTGTTGCTTGCTCCATCTTGCTCTGAATGTGGATCGTCAATAATTAACAGATCTGCACCTCTTCCGGTTACAGCACCTTTAACACCTACAGCAAAATACTCACCTTGTTCAGATGTATTCCAACGCCCTGCAGCTTTAGAGTCTTCTTGTAATCTTGTATTAAAAATTTTTTGATAATCAGCAGAGTCAATTAAATTTTTTGTCTTACGTCCAAAACTTATTGCAAGTTCTGCTGTGTGTGTTGCTTGAATAATTTTTAAAGCAGGATTCTTACCTATCATCCATGCAGGCAAAAAGTAAGATGAAAATTCTGATTTAGTATGCCGTGGTGGCATATTAATAATTAGTCTTGTTATTTCACCTGAAGCTAATTTATTAAATTTATCAGAGATCCTTTTATGATGTTCGCCTTCAATAAATTGAGGCCACATTTGTTTTACAAAAGTTAAAAAATCATCTTGAGCCTCTTTTCTATCGGCTGCCTCGTCTGCTTCAACTAGATCTTCTTTTAACTTTCTACGTTTGATAGGATCTTTAATTTTATTAATTTTTTCTAATGTTAGCATACGTTTCAATATGGGTATGAACTATTTAACATCTAAAACTATTCAAATCAAACAATATAGGGTAGCTGTGGGACCCCTACCGCACAAACCTCAGTCAATAATTTTATAAAGCTACAATGCCAGTAATAATTCCTATTGGGACCTCTATTATGGGTGGGTCCCGCCCACATGCTCTTTTCTCGGAAAGGCGACCCATTTTGGTCGCCTATCCTATTGACTTGTGTCCTATAATATCCTAGCCGTCGTAAGCAACTTTCTGCCCCATCAAATCAAGTGCCAAAACATTTTCCTCGTGCCGTGTGCACCATAATTGAAAACCTTTTTTAGTTGCACCAAATTCAAACGACGCATACTCACGAGGCGATATACCCTCGCCTCGTTCCTTTAAACATTTTTTACAATGATAAAACATTATGATTTTATTTTTTACCATATTTTAAAGCCCCTACTGTCCTCGCAAAATTCTGCGAACTCTGCAACATTGTTCACGGAAAACGGATAGTTAGCACCCCATATTTTTTTCTCGTAAAGATCGTCCCATTTCTTTTT